GGAGTTTCGGCTCCCTTTTTTTTTGATTAAAACTAATATACAATCAAAGGACTAGGATTTATTAACTTGTTCTACAGACTGACCTAGCAGACAAGCCAAGACGGTAGAACTTATTTCCCAGGAGGAAATTATGGCAAAATCAACCTTTTCAGGTCCAATACAGTCCTTAGCAGGATTTATTTCAGCAGGTAACGCTAACGTAGTTAGTTTAACTGCAGATACAACGCTAAGCGTAAATTCACACGCTGGTAAAATTCTAACTTGTAACGATGCAGATGGTAAGTTTACTTTACCAAGTATTGTTGCTACTGCTCCAGGAAGCAATGACGACCCTAACCAAACTAATAATTTAGGTGCTAGCTTTACTTTTGTAATTGAAACAGCAGCTACAGACTTAGATATTAAAACTGACGGAACAGATAAATTTGTTGGTGGACTATATATGGGTAAAAGTGATGCAGCAGGTAAAACATTCTTTTCAGGTGCTAGTAATGATGTTATTACTTTAAATGGCACTACTAAAGGTGGCATAGTTGGTACTGTTATCAAAGTAACCGCTATTGGTGCAGCCAAGTATGCAGTAGAAGGTATTAACCTTGCTTCTGGTACTGTAGTAACTCCATTTGCTGACGCGTAAGGAGTAATTTATGGCAGACGCAGTAACCTCAACAACATTGATGGATAGCGATAGAGTCGCTATTATTCAGTTAACGAATACATCAGATGGTACAGGCGAGGCAGCAGTTAAAAAGGTAGATGTTAGCGCTTTAAGTGATAGCTCTACAGGCCAGGCATGTACGGGCGTACGTTTAGCAAAAATTGTTCTAAATTCAGATTATACTGATTCAGAAGATTTTACAGAATTTGGAGGAATTAGAAATACAGCTGCAGCTAGTGGAAAAACTGGCGATATTATGCTGACTACTACTGGACACTCTGACGGCGACTCTTATGTAATAGTTCTTACTCTTTATAAAGATTTTGATTAATTTTTATAATGGCTGAATACAAAGGTAAAACAGTAACTCTCAACAAACCCAGGGCTATTTCAAAAGGTAGTCCTGGATACGGTAAAAAACGAAAAGAAGTTTTTGTTAAAAACTGTAGTAGCGAAAGCAGTAGAGTTAAAAGAATTACCTTTGGCGATGCAAAAATGGGTATGCACAAAGATACCGCATCAAGAAAAAAATCTTATTGCGCTAGAAGTAGCGGAATAAAAAGTGATAGATGTAGTGCTAACTATTGGGCCAGAAGAGACTGGGATTGTTAAGTGGCTAAAAAGAAAACAAAAAAAGACGCTTGTTATCATAAGGTAAAAGCCAGATATGATGTATGGCCATCTGCATACGCAAGTGGCGCTTTAGTTAAATGCAGAGAAGTTGGCGCAGCTAACTGGGGCAATAAAAGTAAAGTTAAGAAAGCTTGCGGAGGCGAAGTAACCTTTGTTAACGCCAGAGGTTTTAGCAAAATGCTTCCAGGAAAACGCAAACAAACTAAATTAGGATAATGGCTAAAGAAACTTTAAACGATTGGTTTAATAAAAACGATGGAAAAGGTTGGGTTGATTGTAATACAGGAAAAACTTGTGGCAGAAAAACAGGTGAAAAAAGAAAAAAATATCCAGCTTGCAGACCAACTATGGCTGAATGCAATGATAATAAAAATAAAAAAAAGGGACCAAAAGCAATTAGCTGGAAGGATGATAGAGTCAAAAAGAAAAACGGTGGTTTTATAGCTAAAGGCTGTGGTAAAGTTATGAACAACCGTAGAAAAGTAACTACAATGAGTTAGGAGAATAAAATGTATAAAAGAACTAAAAGCTATGCTACAGGCGGAAAAAAAAGAAAAGGTATGCAGAATGGCGGAGTTATGAAAACTAAAGGATACGCTACAGGTGGAGTTGCAAGACCCAAGGGAAAAGCAGGTGGTGGAGTAATGAACACCAAAGGATATAAAAGAGGCGGAAAAGTATAAGGTTTTTAAAATGGCTTACTTACAAAGCAGCATTCCTTACTTTAAATGCTGGGTTAGAAAGGAATATACTCACAATCACGAAAAATATCACGGCGAATTTTTACACGCTATGGTTATTGGCGTTACAACAATCCAAAAACGTTGTTTGTCATTTCAAGTAATTTTTACAGGTGCAGAAACATACGATACAGATGAACCTAATGTTCATGGTGGTGCCATGTGGGCAAGAATGCCTATAACAGCTCTTGTTGGAGATACTCCTTTTGAAGAATGGCCTGAACCCATGGAAGTATGGGCAGCTCAACCCTGGGACTGTGCATCTCGCACACATAGTATATATGTATTAGAAAACTGCTCTCCATGTCCTTGGATGGCTAAAATTGATGGAAAATTCTACCCTGCAAAATATTATTTTACCGTAGATTATACAGAGTCTGATACATCTGATGATCCTGCTCAACATAAACAGAATCATGTTCTTGAATTATTAGACGCAGGAAAATGGACAGGAAATATAGTAGCTCTACCAAATAACAGGGTAAGAGTAACAAGACCTGCTCAGTTTGAGTTAGGAGAAGGTGCACCAGATTTTAAACCTTCTCAACATATTCATTACAGTAAGTCCGATTTAGATTATACTTTGGATGTAAATCAAGTATTTGACAATTTATACGCCCCAGAGGAAGATAAGGATTAATATGGCATTATCAGGTAGCACAAATTTTGAACCAAACGTAACTGAGTTTATTGAAGAAGCTTATGAACGCTGTGGTTTGGAGCTTAGAACAGGTTATGACCTAAAAACTGCTATTCGCAGTGTAAACCTTATGTTAGCAGAATGGGCTAATCGTGGTTTAAACCAATGGACTATAGAACAAGGTACAGAAACAGTTGTAGAAGGGCAAAATGATTACCCTTTAAATGCAAATATTATTGATGTATTAGATGTTGTAGTTCGTAGAACAGTAAACAATGTACCAACAGATATAAGCATTAGTAGAGTAAGTAGATCTGAGTTTATTAACATTCCTAACAAAACTACTAAAGCTAGACCATCACAGTTCTTTTTTGACAAGTTATCTACGCCAGTATTAAAAGTATGGCCTGCTCCTGAAAACAGTACTGATGTTCTAGTGTTTAACAAAATAGTAAGAATGGATGATGCAGATAAAGCTACAAACACTATGGATATGCCCTTTAGATTCTACCCATGTTTTGTTGCAGGTTTGGCATATTACATATCATTAAAAAAGAATCCACAGCTTACTCCACAATTAAAAGCTATATACGAAGAAGAGTTCCGTAGAGCAGCAGATCAAGATGAAGACAGAGCTTCATTTAGAGTAAGACCTTACACCAGGATGAATTAAAATGGCTTACGCTTTAGGTAAGTTTGCACGTGCTTTATGCGATAGATGTGCGTTTGAATACAAACTAAGTGAATTAAAACAAGAATGGAATGGTGCAAAGGTTTGTTCTGAATGCTATGAACCTAAACATCCACAGTTAGAACCACTTACTGCTAAAGCAGATCCAGAAGCACTATACAAGCCAAGACCTAACAATGATGAAGAAGAAGGTGAGGGTTTTGTTGTTGTTGTTAATTCTAATAACTTTAAACCAGATTTTATGAATCCCTCCACGCTACCAACAAACTTTGTAGTACCAAAGATGACAGGTGGATTAGGTGAGGTTACAATAGTTATAACATGACACTAGCAGAGCTTAAAACATTAATACAAAACTACGTACAAAACTCAGAAACTACTTTTGTTAATACGTTAGATGATTTTATTAAAAATGCAGAAGATAGAATATTTGAGTTAATTCAACTAGATTACTTTCGTAAAAATGTAACTGGTGTACTAACTGCTGGTAACACCTATTTAACAGCTCCTACCGATTTTCAAATGTCATTTTCATTAGCTGTAATAGATGGTAATGGTGATTACCATTATTTAGACAAGAAACATACTACATTCATGCGTGAGTACGCTGTAGATCCAACAGCAACGTCTGAGAGAGCAAGACCTTTATATTATGCAGATTTTGATAAAGAGCTCTCTACAGCCTCTAACAATGGCTCTACATTAATTGTAAGCCCAGTTCCAGACCAATCTTATAATGTAGAATTACACTATCTCTACAAACCAAATTCAATAGTTACAGACACTACAGGAACCTGGATTTCACAGAATGCAAGAAATGCCTTATTATATGGTTCATTAGTGGAAGCTAATATATTTTTAAAGGGTGAAAGTGACATGCAACAGCAGTACGAGCAACGCTTTTTACTTGAAATAACTAGATTGAAAAATCTTGCAGAAGCTCGCGGAAGGAGAGATGAGTACCGGTATGATTCATTGAGGTCTACGGTATCCTAAAAAATACATGGAAAAAATTGAAAGTCTGAAGGGTAAATCAGTAGCCATAGTTGGTATGGGAAAAAGCTGGTTTGATTATAATCTTGCAAAATCACACGGAGTCCACTTTGATGAGGTATGGGCTATAAATGGTGTGGCTAGTGTTATATTTCACGATAGAGTGTTTATGATGGATCCTGCGTCTAGGTTCTTAGATACAGAAGATGCTGGTGGTCAAACAGATAGTATGGCTAAAATGCTAAAAGAACACAAAGGTCCTATATATACATGTGAGCTAGATGACAGATGTCCTGGTTTAGTTGATTATCCAATAGAAGAAGTAATTAAAGACACTAATTGCTATTACCTAAATAATACGGTTGCTTATTCTATAGCGTTTGCACTATGGAATGAGGTTGCTGTTTTAAAAATATTTGGTGTAGATTTCTCATATAAAGGCAACTTACATTTTGCAGAAGCAGGAAGAGGTTGTACTGAGTTTTGGTTAAGCAAATGTATTTCAGCAGGTATGCAAGTAGAAGTAGCAAGCACGTCTGGTTTACTTGATACAGATGTACCAGCAGAACAAAAACTATATGGTTATCATAGGTTATCAAATCCATTAGTTGTTATGTCTGACTCCGAGGGCTTAAAGGTTGAAAAATTAAATAACTTAGATATAAAGAAAAAAGTACATCAACCCGTACTAATAGATAGATACGATTCACATTTAATGTCTCCTGAACCAAAAAAATGGTAGATCATATAACTCCTGCTGGAGTACCTGGATTAGGCATTATAGAAGCAAAAACCACTAATTATGGTGGTCATCCACCAGAGTTTTGGGCGGAAAGACTTACTGATAAAATAGTAAGCCATAGCGAAAGCCAGGATCCTTATATACAAGAACAAGCTAAAGCATATAGAGATATGATTTACCAAGTTTGTTTGATTTATATAAAAAATGCTATAAAATCTTATAAAGCCACTTTGATACAAGATTTATCTGGTCAAGGTAGTGAAGATATAGCAAAAATAATTAAAGGTATTTAATATGGCCATTACATCAACATTAACTACAAGTTTTAAAAAAGAACTACTAACTGCAACACATAACTTTGCAACGAATGGTAATGCTTTTAAACTTGCTTTATATACTAGCTCTGCAACACTCGGAGCAACTACAACTGCATTTACAACAACTGGACAAGCAAGTGGTACTAACTATACCTCTGGTGGTTCTGCTTTAACTAAGGTAGCACCAACAAGTTCTGGTACTACAGGGTTTACAGATTTTGCAGATTTAACTTTTGGTACAGCTACTGTTACAGCAAGAGGCTGTATGATCTATAACGACACTAATGGTGATAAGTCAGTGGCAACTATAGACTTTGGTGGAGATAAAACATCCACAGCAGGTGATTTCACTATTGTTTTCCCAGCAGCAGCAGCAAGTACAGCTATTATCAGAATAGCTTAAGGCTAGCCTAGAATGGCTAGTATAACTGGTTGGGGTAGAGGAGCTTGGAGTTCCAATACCTGGGGCGAACCTAATCCAGTTACCCTTACAGGAATAGCAGCAACAAGTGCTGTTGGTTCTGTAACCATCGTAGCGAAAGCTAATGTAATTCCATCTTCACAAGTAGGCAAGGTGCTATTGGTACATTGGGTGGCGTTTCAGTTGATGTAGACGGTGAAGCTAATGTTCCTGTTGCAGGTCTAAATGCTACAGGTGGCGTAGGATCCGTAATAGTTCATCATAATGTTGTAATAAATATAACTGGTGTTTCTGCTACAAGTGCAGTAGGAACGGCAACAACAATAGGAAAAGCTAATGTAATACCAACAGGTCAAGAAGCAACAGGATCTGCTGGATCTATAACGCCTACAGGAAAAGCAAACATAACGCTTACAGGCGTATCTTCAACAAGTGCTCTAGGATCTATATCTATAGCTCTTGGTATGACAGTTCAAATAACAGGACAATCAGCTACTGGATCTGTTGGTAGTCCTTCAATAATTTCAAAAGCAAATGTTGTTCCTACAGGCGTTGAAGCTGTTGGTTCAGTAGGAACTATATTAGTATGGTCTTTAATAGATGATACACAAACTAAAAATTATGCTAATATAAATACTGACCAAAGTTCATCCTTTGCTGAAAATAATGAAACACAAACTCCAAACTGGGAAGAGGTAGCATAAAAAATGGCAACTTATGTAAATG